CTTGGTTTTATCTTGCCGGGAATAGTGCTGCACAGGGCAGTGGTTCTAAGGAAGCTGTATTATTTTCCAATGATGACGATATCAACAGCGGTGCGGTTGTATCAGGAAGTATCTGTTTGACTATTGCCGGTAACGCATCGACCACTGGCACTGGATTACTTTTTTATAGAAGACAAACATCTGGAGCATATGCTGAAGAATTTTATTATGGTACTACAATTGCTCAAAACACATGGAATCATGTTGCAGTAGTAAAATCAGGCACAAATATAAAAATATTTTTTAACGGATCAAGTGTTTTATCGACAACTGCCGTAAATACCACATTTGGCACATCTGCAAAACCCGTTTCTATAGGCGGCAGATTTATAACTAACTATAGAAGCTATTTAAACGGTTACATCAGCAATTTGCGTATAGTAAAAGGCACAGCGGTCTACACAACTACTCCCTTTACACCAAGCACAATACCATTAACTGCCGTAACAAATACCAGTTTCTTATTGTCAACACAAACTTTACAAAACAATACATTTATTGACAGCAGTAATAATGCATTGACTCTTACTAGAACTGGTTCAGTTACACAAGGTACATTCAGCCCATATTCACCAAATGGTTGGAGTTTATATACCAATGGTACAAATAGCTATGCATATCTACCCCATAATGCATCTAGATCGATTGGCACTAGTGATTTTTCAATTGAGTGCTGGGTATATATAGCAAAACAGCCAGCGAATTATACTAGAGTCTGGAGTGTTCAAAGCAACTATGGCTTGGCAAACAACACAGGAGTAGAACTGTCATTTGGTATTGTGGATACACTGATACAAACACTAGTCGATGGTAATAGTTCGGTACAGGCCAGTGCAACATATGATACTACTAGCACCAGTGGATCCGGACATGTTCGCAAATGGATACATGTGGTATCATCTAGACAAAATGGATACCTAAGGTTGTTTGTGAATGGAATTTTGCGTGAAGCACAAACCAATTCAACAAATATTAATGGAACATCAAATACAAGTTTTGGAACAAACTCACAATTGGGCGTCGACTTAACTGAAATGTTCATCAGTAATTTTAGAATGTGTGTTGGATCTGTTCCCACAACATATTCTACCACCAGTACAGCCGGTGGTGTCACAATATTCACACCACCCACAAGTGCTTTGACTACCACAAGTCAAGGGGCCACTGCTGGTGATGTAAAATTGATGTTGTTCCAAAACAATAGAATTATTGATAATTCATCAAACAATTTTGCAGTAACCACAGTAAATAATCCTTCGATTCAAAACTTTGGTCCATTTGCTAGTACAACTGCTTATACGCCAAGTCTACATGGTGGTAGTATGTACTTTAATGGCAGTAGTAGTTATCTGTCATCAACAACGACCGCGTTCCAGCACACCGGAAATTTCACTTATGAATGTTGGGTCTATTGGAATGGTACAGTTCCTAGTGACTGGCCTATGATTTTTGATACAAGACCATCAAATACTGCACAAAGTACTTCTATTGCTTGCAATTTAAATCCTACAACTTTTAGACTTAACTTCTATCTTGGGGGAACTGGTTATTACTGGGGATCGACCGCTCTACCGGCAAACATGTGGGTTCATGTAGCAGTGGTGCGTAGCAGCGGCACAGTAAAGATATATCAAAACGGTGTATTGGGCACAGATACAGCCTCAAATTCAAATACATTCTCAGGAGCCACTGGTATACGTATAGGAGCTAACATAGGTAATATGGGTTACTGGCCTGGATATATATCAAACTTTAGAGTAACTAATGCAGCAGTATATACCGCCGCATTTCCACCACCAACAGCTCCAGTAACTGCCATCACTGATACAAGTTTGTTGTTAAATGGAACCAATTCTGGTATTGTTGACAGCACTGGAATGAATGATTTGACAACTGTTGGGAACGCTATTATCAGCACAGCACAAAGCAAGTTTGGTGGTTCAAGCATGTATTTTGATGGATCCACATATTTAACAGTGCCAACAAATCAAAATCTTGCATTTGGTTTGGGGAATTTTACAGTTGAGTTGTGGTATTATTCTACTAATCTCACATATGCTAAGGCTTTAGTTGATTTTAGACCATCTGGTGGTAATGGCGCATATTTTACTTTGTGGGTAACTACTTCTGGACAACCATTTTATTATGCAAATACGGCAAATCAGATAATTGGGGCTGCACCATTATTAAATACTTGGAATCATGTTGCAGTAGTTCGTTTAGGAACAAGTACTAAGATGTATATAAATGGTGTTGTTCAATCAACCATATATAATGATAGTACTACATATTTGTCACCAGCTGACAGGCCGTTTATTGGTAGTGATAGCAATAATTTGTCCAATCCCAATAGCAATTTTATCGGTTATATTGATGACCTGCGTATCACCAAAGGTGTGGCTCGTTATACAAGTAGTTTTAGAAACTTTATCCCATCAACCGCAGTATTGACTCAAACAAGTCAAGGTGCCACAGAATCAACAACCAGCTTGTTGTTGACTGCACAAAATAGCAATTTAATTGACAGCACAAATAAAAATAACTTTACCATTGTTGGTAATGTAACATCCAGCACATCAACAGTAAAAGCTGGTGCTACCAGTATGTATTTTGATGGTTCAAGCTATGCATTTGTAAATGGTCAACCAAATCACTTCTCAAGTGGTGATTTTACAGTTGAGTTGTGGGTTTATTTTACAACAGTAACGGCAAGTAGAATCATTATTGATTATAGACCAGCAGGAAGTCAAGGAGTATATTTTACATTGTGGATAAATGCGTCAAGCCAATTTACTTATCATGTAAGTTCAACAAATCAAATTATTGGTACAGTTGCACAAGCAAGTACATGGTATCATATTGCAGTAGTGCGTTTAGGAACTAGCACCAAGATGTATGTAAATGGTACACAAGCGGGTTCAACATATACCGATAGCAATGTATATTTAAGTGCAGTTAACAGACCAATGATTGGTGCTGATGGATACACACCGGGATTGGGTATTACTGGTTATATTGATGATTTCAGAGTCAGCAATGTGGCTAGATATACTGCCAATTTTTATACAGGACCATATACGGCATCCACAGCACAGTCAATAGTTAGTGTTGCTGCAAACACCAATTTGGTATATTTAAAAGTTGGTAGTACAGTGACATTTACTATTACTGCAACAAATATGACAGATGGCACAATTTTAAATTGGACTAATACGGGCACTAGTTCCAGTAATTATTTTGCAGATGGCCTCAATACCAGTTCAGTAACAGTTGTTAACAATACAGCAACTGTTACCAGAACTGTATTAACTAGTGCTAGCGCCAGTGCATCGACGTTGATATTATCAATATCTAATTTATCAGGTACAATATTGGCTACATCAGAATCAGTTAGTTTGTCAAGTGATGTATTATCAACATCTTATACGGTACAATATTTAGTTGTTGCTGGTGGTGGTGCTGGTGGTGGACGACATGCTGGTGGTGGTGGCGGCGGCGGTTTGTTACAAGGAACAACTACTACTGGTGCTGTTGGAACTACTTTGACAGTGACAGTTGGTGCTGGCGCTCCCAGATCAACTGGCGGGGCACGTGGTGCTGTAGGAAGTAATTCAGTTCTTTCTGGTTCCACGCTATCAACACAAACTTCAATTGGCGGAGGAGGTGGTGGAGTTTATCCAGCAAGTACTGGGGTTGCCGGAACTAACGGCGGTTCTGGTGGTGGAGGTGGTTCAGATAGTGGAACATCTGCTGGTGGTTCTGGCACAACCGGTCAAGGTTATGCGGGAGGTACTGGTGTTGGCGGCCAACCAGGTGATGCTCGTATTTGCGGCGGCGGCGGCGGTGCAGGTGGCGCTGGTTCTAATGGTGTATACAGCCCTGCCTCATCAGGACATGGTGGAGTTGGTCTTCAATGGTTTGACGGCTTTTACTATTCTGGTGGCGGCGGTGGCGGCAATTGGTCCACATCCGTCAATGCTGGAAATGGCGGAATTGGTGGCGGCGGTGGCGGAGGCATGATGGTCGGAGCCGGTCTCGCTGGTGTTGGTGGAAGTTCTGGTAGAAATCTGGGCGGCAATGGTGCAGGTCCTTCTCTATTAGATTCAACAGGCGGGGATGGTGGTGCAAACACCGGCGGCGGTGGTGGCGGTGTTGGCCAAAGTCAATATCAAAGCTATACTGGAAATGGTGGAGCTGGTGGTTCTGGAATTGTTGTAATTCGTTACGCTGGAGCACAAAGAACTACAGGCGGAACGGTGACAATGGATAAAGGATATACCTACCACGCATTTACAACTTCTGGTACATTTACTTACTAATTTCAAGGAGCAATCAATGAGTCATTTTGCAAAAGTAGAAAACGGCACGGTAACACAAGTTATCGTTGCCGAACAAGATGTTATCGATACAGGTATGTTTGGATCTGGTTGGATCCAAACATCCTATAACACCAGAGGTGGTGTACATCATAATCCTGAAACTAACGAGCCATCCGAAGATCAATCACGTGCATTACGTAAAAACTATGCAGGTGTTGGTTATACCTATGACAGTGAGCGTGATGCTTTTATCCCACCACAGCCATATGCCAGTTGGGTTTTAGATGATAGTTCATGTTTATGGGCCGCTCCAGTTGCAATGCCAAGTGATGACAAGCAATATATTTGGGATGAAGCAACTCAATCCTGGGTTGAATTTCAAAATACTGAACAAGCTTAATTGTTTTTAATTGAAAACACCACTGAGTGGTGTTTTCTTTATTGTGATTAATTTGATACAGTTCTGTGGCTAAATACTAGTATATTTCTAGTTACTACTTGTCAAAATGCTAATAGCCCAAACTCTTGCCACGTCTGTTGGAAGAAATCCACAGATTTCAACCACAATATCCTCTATTTTGGATATTTACAAATCTAATACAGCATTTGCATTGGACGGGCAAAGTATCGACGCCATTGATCTAATAACCAAAAACTCATTGGCTATAGTGGGCAATGCTGAAAATATGATCAGCACATTAAAATATAAGTATGATTCCAATAGTTTATATTTTGATGGTGATACTTATATAACAGTAACAAACAACACTGGCTTGGCTCTTGGTATAGATGATTTTACTGTTGAGTTATGGATTTATCCCACATCGTTTAAAAATAGTCAAGCTCTAATTGATTTTAGACCACCTAACATCAATGGAGCATATTTTACTTTGTGGGTAAATACTTCCGGACAACCATATTACTATGTAGCTTCAGCAACTCGTATCACTGGTTCAGCAATGGTGTTGAATACTTGGAATCATATCTCAATATGTCGTAGCAGAACCAATACCCGGATGTTTCTCAATGGCGAACAAACAGGATCAACTTTTGGTGATGGGACAACCTATCGCATATCAACCAATAGACCAATGATTGGTGCTGGGGGTTTTGAATCGGGGACTGCAGGAAAATTTACTGGCTATATAAATGAATTGCGTATAACCACTGGTGTAGCAAGATACACTAGTAGATTTATCCCAGCAAGTATAGTTGATGCAAGTGACCCATATTGGGACAGTACATATATAAATTTAAAGGGCGGCTCTAATATACCCAATTCAAATAGTGTTACGGACTCTAGTGCAAAAGCAACACAAATAACTTCTAATACCCCACAGGGCACATTTACACCGTTTTTAGGATCGGGTCATTATAGTGTTTATTTTGATGGATCAGGCGATTATTTAACATCAACGAATTCAATAGCTTTTGGTACTGGTGATTTTACGATTGAGTTTTGGGTATATCCAACGAGATCTCCAGACGCTGATTGGACTACATTAGTCAGTATTGGTAACAATGTTGGCGGACAGGAAATTAGAATTTCACAAAATATCAACGGCGGCGGTTTTGGAATATTGATACCAGGTAACTATCATAAAGGATATGGCACTCTTGAGTTAAATCGATGGCATCATATAGCCCTAATAAGAAATGGTGGCGTGGTTGTATTTTATCGAAACGGAATATTGGTTGATTCAACATTAAATGCAACATTTAATTTTAATCCCAGCATTAATTCTACTAGAATTGGTATGTCACCGTATGGTGCTCAAGATGGATATTTTAAGGGTTATATTTCAAATTTAAGAATAACTAAATCAGTTGTTTATGATACTAGAGAGATCATTAATTTCCCAGTTCCTACAGACCCACTATCAATAGTACCTAATACTCAACTATTAACCTGTTATGATAATAATTTTATAAACAGCGCATTGGATTATTTGGAAAATCTAAATATCAGCGGTAATGTTAAGATTTCAACATGGACACCGTTTTCGCACCCATATTCTGTATCTAAGATGGCGGGCAGTTATTATATAAATGGGTCGTCAATAGTTGCTACTCCACAAGCAGATTACCTAATAGGTCTACAGGATTTTACTTTTGAATGTTGGGTTTATCCTCTGGCAACTGGCACATTTAATTTAGTGGATAATAGACCGCTAAATACCAATGGTATTTATTTTGTTCTTACATATACAACTGGAACCAATATTTCTCTATATGTAGATTCTACAACTCAATTCAGTTCAGGGTCGGGACCAAAGTTAAACTCTTGGAATCATATTGCTTATGTTAAAAAATCTGGTCAGGCAACAATATTTTTAAACGGAAATGCAGTTGTGGTTGGCGAGGACAAATTCAATTACTTAGATTCTAATTGGTCCTTTGGATACGCAGCATTTAATTCTGACGCACTAAATGCTTATATAACAGGCATTCGTGTAGTAAATGATGCAATTTATCAATTTGGATTACCAATTGATACACAATCTGAGCCAACATTGACCAATGATCCCAAATCCAATAGTGTTGTTTTATTATTAAATGGGAATAGTAGTCAACTGACCAATTCCTTTGTTGATAGCAGCCCAAACAATTTTTCCATATCCGTTGTTGGTGATCCAGTCCCGTCACCAGGAACTTTTTCGCCATTTGTTAATAACATTGGATATTACAGCGTTTATTTTGATGGATCTGGGGATTACTTATTTGCATCCCCAGATCCTGTATTTTCATTTGAACTTGAGGATTTTACTGTTGAATGTTGGATTTATATACCACAAATACCAAACAATAATTACGGTAAAATGATTGTTGATGCTAGACCCTGGTCAACTAACGGTGCTTATTGGTTATTGGGCCTCACACCGTCTGGAATTGTAAGATTCAGTCAGGGATCGAACGCGGTAGGTTTAGATTCTTCATATGCTGTCCCAATAAGCCAATGGGTTCACATTGCTGTGACTAGATCAAGCACAAACATTTATATGTTTATAAATGGTGACGTTGTCAATTCGGCCACTGGTGCGGCTGCAAATATATTATCTAGTGGCCTACGTATTGGCGTTAATTCTTTCGTCGGTAATGCTCCAGATACGTATTTTAGTGGTTATATTTCTAACTTTAGAATTATTAAAGGCACTGCGATCTATGTTTCAAAATTCACCCCATCAACTACTCCACTGCTGGACGTTTCTGGTACTAGTATATTGGCTTGCCAAAGCAACAAGTTTAAGGATTCCAGCATTAATCAGTTCCTAATAGATGTTAATGGTAATCCAAAGATTCTTACATTTTTCCCATTTTTGATTACTGAGGAATTGTATTCAATATCTATTGTTGGGGGATCAACATATTTTACTAATAATAGTTATTTAACATTGTCGGCGAAAGATGCATTAAGTTTTGGTACTAGTGCGTTTACTATCGAATGTTGGGTATACCCAATTGCATTGACAACATATGGGGCTGTGATCGAGGCAAGGAGTGGCCCAGTCGGGCAAGATTGGGCGTGTGGTTTGCGTAATTCGGGAGGATTTAAAGCTGAGCTTTATCTTGGTAGTCCATATACTGCAAAAAATGTAATAGCATTAGGCGCTTGGACTCATGTTGCCTGGGTTAGAAATAGTGACGGCGTACTATCTATGTTTGTTGACGGGGTGTTGGATACTAGCTGGACTAGGATATCTCGAGCAATTAATGCCAATGGTTTAACGCAACGTATCGGTGCACTTACTGATGGCGGTGGATATTATACAAATGGATACATATCCAATCTTCGAGTAGTCAACGGTTCTGCAATATATACAGCAAATTTTATTCCTGAAACCACACCATTAGCAGCAATACCAAACACAAGTCTATTATTAAAAATGAATCCACAAAGTATTGTTGATAGCTCTTTGAAAAATAATATTGGTACAATTGGTAATGTTGTTTTATCAACTAGCAAAACTAAGTTTGGTAATGAATCAATGTATTTTGATGGGGCTGGCGATTATTTATTAATTGCTAATAGTCCATTGTTACAGTTTAATGGTGAAAACTATACTGTTGATTTTTGGGCATATCCAACAAATATATCTGTGATATCTGGAGTCATTGGTAAAGGAACAACCAGCACAGGTTGGGAAATATTTATCAATGCCTCGGGCTATTGGTCGATAGTTGACGGGTCTACATCTGTTACAGGAATAATCCCCGCCGTTCTGAACGAATGGCAGTATATTTCTTATGTTAGATCAAATTCTTTCTCTAGACTTTTTATTAATGGAATAGAGTCTTTGGGCAGAACCAACTCCAGCAACTACAGTCAAACTGATCAAATAGTGATTGGTGCTCGAAGGGATAAGACAAATTCATATTCTGGATATATCGATTCTTTACGTATTACTAAGGGAATGGCAAGATATACATATCAAGAAAAGTCAATAGCTTTAAACAATACGCCGCCAACAGTTTCTAGTCTAGGTGCCAAGTCCTCAACAACTAGTCTATTATTACTAGCATCAAATGCTACAGTGATTGATTCTACAAATAAAAACGCATTCACTGTTGTTGGTAATGTATCAATCAGTTCAGATACATATAAATTTCAAACCAATAGTTTGCGTTTTGAAGGTACTGGCTATATGTTCAATTCAAACTCAATAGATTTTTTAACTAATAATTTTACAGTTGAATTATGGATCAACGCTGACTCTTTTACTGCTAATCCAGTATTGGTTGATTACAGACCTACAAACACAAAAGGTGATTATTTTACGCTTTTTTTGAGCTCAACAGGCCAACCAATTTATTTTAAAAATAACACAAATAGAATAACTGGTCCTATCTTATTGATTAACACTTGGTATCATATTGCAATATGTCGCATAGATGGCATTATCAAAATGTTTGTTAATGGCACTCAAGTAACAGCAACATATAGTGACACAGATTCATATGGATCCAATTCGCTAGCCCCGATTATTGGTGGAAGTTCATACGCTCCTGGATCAAATTTATTTGTTGGATATATTGATGAGTTAAGGATCACAGGTGCTGCAAGATATCCAACTTCTTTTGATATTTCTCTCGTAGGTAAAGATAGTCCTGGCTGGAATGTTGATAGTCAATGTATTGTTGTGCCAAATAGTTTTTCTGTTTTAGAGGGAAATACTGTAACATTCACAATCAAAACATTTAATGTTTTAAATGGAACTGTGCTTTATTGGTCAAATTTGGGAACAACTACTGCTGATAGATTTACTGATTTTGAAAATTCTGGCACAGTGACAATCGTTGACAATATTGGTATCATATCTAGAACAATATATTGGAATAATGTTGTTGATGGGATAACCACCCTGGGAATAAAAGTATCTGATGGTCTTGGCACAGTATTTGGTCAATCTGCATTGATAGAAGTCTCAGATAATACAACTAGTTTAGTTAAATTAGACTATTTGATTGTGGCAGGCGGTGGTGGTGGTGGTGTGGGTGGTGGAGGTGGTGCTGGTGGCCTGTTATACAGATCATCAGCAATTTTTACTTCAGCCACAACTTATACGGTGACTATTGGGGCAGGCGGCATAGGCACATTATATAGTACCAACGGTAAAAACTCTAGTATCATTGGAGGGGATAAAGAATTGATTGCTGTTGGTGGTGGTGCAGGAGCAACGAGAGATTTTACTCAGCCAGGTGCTGGTGCTAGTGGTACTGGTTATCGAGGCGCTACAGGTGGAAGTGGCGGTGGCGGTGGTGGTAACTATGCATCAAATGATGGTGGAAATGCTGGTGGTAAAGGCATTGCGTTTCAAGGGGGTGACGGTGGAACAGCGCCCGGGGCTAGCGGTACTCCGAGTTGTGGGGGCGGCGGCGCAGGTGCATCAGCAGCTAGTGGCGGGGTCTCGCAAGGTGGCATTGGATTATCAGATAGTCAAGTTGGTGGAATATTGTCAGATGCCAACATAGGTGTGATTGTTTCTGGAATAAGGTATATTGCAGGCGGCGGCGGTGGTGGTTCATATAATGTAGGTTATGCTGCCGGTGGTTCTGGTGGTGGCGGAATAGGTGCAGCCGCTGGTGGAACACCGACAGCCGGTCTAGCTAACACTGGTGGTGGGGGTGGTGGCAAAAGTGCAGATAATGGGGGAGCAGCTGGCGGGTCAGGGATTGTAGTTATAAGATGTCCAATATCTACAATAATATCAGTAACTGGGGACCCACAAATAGTTAATGGTGATGGTTATAAGACATATACTTGGACAAGCTCTGGGTCATTCACTCTTTAAATACTCAATTTGGCAATTTATTTTGCGCCAAAATATCTGCTTAATTAAATAACTTTGATATTTGAAGTCAAATTAGTTGACAAAAATGCATCAAATTTGTTAATATTTGTGATATTCTAAATAAATTCAACATGTTCAATAATTCTCTCAACATAGCTATTATCGATATAATTGGTATTCCTTATGACGGCACTACCGTTTTTAATCAAGGGTTAGGTGGCAGTGAAAGTGCAGTCACTCTAATGAGTCGCGAATTGGTAGCTTTAGGCCATTCCGTAACAGTTTTTAACAATTGCAATACAGACCATGCCCGTCCAGGAACTTATGAAAATGTTGTTTATAGATCCTTGGCTGATCTAGCATTGCCCGAAATTGATGCACAATTTAATGTTGTTATAAGTTCCAGGACAGTTATCCCTTTTGTTCATCCCAATGACTATGCTAGATTGGGTGACAATAGAGCATGGGCTTATCAAGCAATGAATTTGTATGATAGAATCTTAGCTCCGGCAAGTTTAAGAATATTGTGGATGCATGATACATTTTGTCTGGGCGATTTGTTAATTGAGGAATTGGCAGTGTCTAATAGGATCACCGATATCTTCACATTAACTGATTGGCATACTACATATATTACGAATTGTGATCACGGCCGCCGAAGAAATTTTGAAGTTCTAAAACGCAAAATTTTTATAACAAGAAACGGTGCTAACAGCTATATCCCAGAAGTTGATATTGCTGCTAAAGATCCTAATCTTTATGTTTATAATGCTAGTGTGACTAAAGGGATGATACCTTTGGTAAAACATATTTGGCCAAGAGTAAAACAGCAAATACCACAAGCACAATTAAAAATCATTGGCGGCTATTATAGATTTAGTCAAAATGAGGAACCAGATCAACAGGAAAAAGATTGGCGAATTATGGCCAATGACCCTGTCAACGCTCGATTGGGTATTGAGTTTACTGGTGTGATCCCTCAAAAAGATATCGCTGGTATTTTGGCAAAATCCAGTTTTATGATTTACCCGTGTTCTTTTCCTGAAACATTTGGTATCAGTACATTAGAAAGTCTACTTTATAATACACCTAGTATTACTTGTAGATTTGGTGGATTGGAAGAAGTTGCTTTAGAGGGCGCTTGTTATTTGATAGATTACGCTGTTGAACCTAATAGCCTTTTTCCCAATATTGATACCCCAAGTCAAATTGACAGATTTGTTGATGTGGTAGTTGCTGCACATCATAATAGATATCTACACCAACAAAAACAATATTATTGTAACATTGTAAAACCATATGCTGGTTGGAATACTGTTGCATTGCAATGGCATCAACATTTATTACATAAAACTGAAAAATATTTGTCTGTGGATCAATATAGGCAAGTTGATAAAATCAACAAAGCCGTGCATAAAATTTGGAATAGAAGGACACATAACACTGTGGAATTAGTTAACTATAAATCAAACGTTGAACAAGAAATTGTAATTGTAAGTCCATTTTATAATTGCGCACAATATATTAGTCGTTGCATTGAATCAGTAGCTGCTCAAGATTATTTTAATTATCATCATATTTTAATTGATGATTGTTCAACTGACGAAACTTATGAAACTGCAAAAGCGACAATAAATGCTTTGCCACAAAATCTTATCAGTAAATTCACTCTTATTAAAAATGCAGAGAGAGTGGGTGCTGTGAAAAATCAAATCAGTACTATTAAAAAAATAATTAATCGAGACGCCATCATAATGTTATTAGATGGAGATGATTCGTTAGTAAATGACAATACCATTTTTAATTATTATAATAATGTTTATGATGGTACTACGGAATTTGCATATGGTAGCTGCTGGAGTATGGTAGACAACATACCATTAATAAGCCAACCTTATCCAGAATCGGTTAAGAAAAACAAGTCTTATAGACAGCATCATTTTAACTGGATTTTGCCATATACCCATTTAAGGACATTTAAACGATTTTTATTGAATTCTATCGATGAAAGTCAATTTAAAGATGCAAACGGCGAATGGTATCGTGCTGGTGGTGATGGGGCTGTTTTTTATGCCTTTCTTGAGGAAGCCGATCCCAACAAAGTTAAATGTCTGCAACAAATAGTCTACAATTATAATGATATAAACCCATTAAATGATTACAAAGTCAATGGTGAAGAACAGAATAGAACAGCAAGAGCCATCATAGGAAAAAACATGTCAAAAACATTAGAAAAATATTCAGTCATCATCCCCACAATGTGGAGAGCCAATGAAGTGTTAATACCGTTTTTGTATAAATTATGTGCATGTGAGTCTGTTGGTGAAATCATTATTGTCAATAATGATGTGAGTAAGACCCCAAATCTCGAATATAATTCAAAGTTAAAGTTATTTAATTTTGACACAAATATATATGTAAATCCTGCTTGGAATTTTGGGGTCACTATTAGTCAATTTGATAGATTGTGTATAGCCAATGACGACATATCGTTTGATACGCAAGTATTTGATATATTACAAGATCAGTTGTCCGAATCAAATGGCGTATTTGGTCTTTGTCCTGGTGACCCTATTTTTAACCAACCTCCGGTGACCACAAAAACTATTGACATAATTCCATGGACTGGGCAAAACACTCATGGGTTTGGGTGTTTGATGTTTGTGCATAAAAAAAGTTGGTATAAAATACCTGTTGGCTTAGACATATATTATGGAGACAATTACATTTTTGACAAACAGTTAGCAAGTGGTAAAACCAACTATCTTATCACAAATATGGATTTTTATACTCCTTTTGCTTCCACAACCAAAGACCCATCTATTACAAAAAGTTTTTTAGAAAAAGAATCTTTGCTTTATCAAGAAATTAGAAATAATATGGAAAAGTTAGTAACGGATAATCCTATTAATAATCAACAGTTGACCACCATAGCTAATTTAGTTGATGATAAAAAACATATTGATGTTTTAGAAACTACTAAAGATACTACTGTCAAAAAAAGAATTTTAATTGCAATACCTACGGCAAGAAATATTGAACCAGAAACATTTAAAAGTATATATGATTTAAAAATACCTGATGGATATGATGTTAATTTTCAATACTTTTTTGGTTACAATATTGATCAAATTAGAAATCTAATTGCTGACTGGGTGGTTAAGGGCTATGACTATTTGTTTAGTGTGGATAGTGATATTAGTTTTGACTCAGACACATTAGAAAAGTTATTAAACCATAACGTTGATGTGGTGTCTGGTCTATATATTCAAAGGAAGCCAGGGCAACATGTATTAGAAGTATATGAGCATAATGGATATGGTGGTGTGAGTAATATTCCCTATGGAAAAATTAAAGATCGAGGATTAGTGGAAATTGCCAGTTGTGGTTTTGGGTGTGTTTTAGTAAAAGCGCAAGTGGTAAAATCTATTGGATATCCGCAGTTTGAATATCATAGCGCAATCGATCATACAAATACAGTATCGGAGGATGTGGATTTTTGTAGGAAAGCTTTGGAAAAAGGTTTTAGGATTTGGGCAGACACCACCATACAATGTAGACATACTGGTAGTTTTACTTTTAATATTGATAATACCATTCCGGCACTGGATGATTCAAAAAAAAAGGATAATGACTTTAGTGACAGATTGAGAGAATTGGGAAATCAAAGATTGCTGCCAAAGGCAACAGTTGATTATTTGACTTTATTACGTGATAATAATGTGTCGCCAAAAGTAATTTATGATATTGGGGCATGTGTATTGCATTGGACTAACGAAGCGGAGAAGATTTGGCCAAACGCGGAATATGTTATGTTCGAAGCAATGAAAGAAACAGAATTTCTATACAAAGAACGTGGCTTTAAATATAATGTTGGTCCACTAAGTGATGTTTCTGGAAAACTTATTGATTTTTATCAAAACACATATCATCCAGGTGGGAACAGCTATTATATTGAAAATCCATTAGTCAATCCAGAAGCTCCGGAATATTTCAATGAAAGTCATAAAAGACAATTAGTAACTGTGGCATTAGATGATGTAGTAAAGGATCGTGGGTTTCCATTGCCAGATTTTATTAAAATGGATGTTCAGGGTGCAGAGTTAGATATCTTAAAAGGCGCCACTGAAACATTAAAATCTGTAACGCATGTGATCTTAGAATTACAATGTGTTGAATATAATACAGGCGCACCGCAACGTGATGAAGTTATTGCTTATATGAGTGATTTAGGGTTTGAACTCATATGTCAATTTACAAATGCAGGTCCTGACGGTGATTATCATTTCATGAGACGATTATGATCACAAATTCAATGATGAAACGGTGGTTTTGAGTTTTTGAGTTAGTTCGGAAAACTTAATAGTTCTCCAAACACCTGGATGTAATGGTTTGGGATAGTCTTCAATCGGAAGCCAAGCATATCCTCTATGCTCGTTGTTGAGTTCTGGCACAAATTCTTCTTCTACCACTATTAAGAATGTGTGATAGGTAAATTTTTTATTTGAACTCACAAATGTTTCTATGGGTATCAGTGTACAATTGTTAATAACACCGCCTAGTTCTTCCTGTATTTCTCTGTGTAGAGCAACATCGACAGATTCTGCTATCTCTACTTTGCCGCCAACTAATCCCCAAGTTCCAGAATATTTTTGTCCATTCCTTAAAAGAAATAAAAATCTATGAGTTTTGGAACAATAAATCAATGCACCTGTTCCTAAGGTCATAGTTTTAAACTCCATTCAGCAGCATCATATTTTCCTTCTACACTTTTGCTCCAAGAGCCATCTTTCCATTTGTATTGTAAGTTTGTTTTCAGATTAGACACATATTCCACCGAATTATGGTTGCTGCTATCAAAAGCCACTTTCCATAATTCGCCATCAAATTCGATTATATCATTGGCATGTGCAATTAGTTGTTGATGCCCCGGTCTATTCCATATTGCAGCCCCCTCAACATCACCATCACTACCTATATCATGTAGGATCAAAAATCTAGAGCCAATTGTTGGATTAAGTAATTCACTATCAACTGCAACGTTTTGTGGATTAATAATTGCTGTTATTGGTGATAGAGTATTGGCTGGTAGCGTGTCGGGGAATGGGCTATATATTAATAAAGTTTCATCAGTTGGATGATAAGCTACAGTGCCTATTATTTCACTTCCACTAGTTTGTAGTAGTCTAATTTGACTTATACCGTTCTCCAAATGCCCATATTGGTCAATCAACGCCAACCAAGGATGATGGGATTTTCCTTTATTGATGAATTCCAAATTGCCATCGACAACATCGCTTAATTTAATCAACCTTAAAAAGTTACTTTGATAAATTACCCCATAACTCATAAAAGTAAATATTTGTGCGCTTGTGGCTGGGTCTTTAACATTACCAAATAAATCATCTAATAGAGCACCTTCAGAATCAAATATTGATGCTGTGATTTTTTGTATAACTCCTAATTTTTTAACCTTAGCTGGGGGGCTTAGCCAAATTGGCAACTCAAAAGTCAAAGATGCAACATCTATATTTTCATCTGGCCCGGCAGGGACCGATCTGTTGGTCCACCCTATGTCAGTCAATCTAATGTAGCTCAAGCTAGTCCAATCGATATAATTATCTGTACTTTGTATTTCGAGGGCTGGACTAAAAATGGTCCCTAATTGTTCTATCAGCATAAGTTTCTGTTCAGTATTTCCAGTCCAAATATCCACTTTTAAAGTCAAAGTATATGGGACTGGCATCAATCTTTCTACGGTATAGGCATCGCCCTGTTGACTTGTGTATTCACCAGAATCTGGGTCTACGGCTCTAGTCCTAATATTCATTTTGCTAACAAAATTGGGTTCCTGTATTCTATTAACATCGTATCTCATTGCAGCAATATATACTGCCATAGAAGGCAAACTGTTCAGTGCATTTTCGGAATTGCCTCTTAGTATTTGGCTAGCTTGTCTGCTGGAATCACCATAAAAAACAGGTACACGTTGTAAGACTACGTTGCCGTCGTCATCATTGCCCATTTGAACCTGAAAATTGCTTAAAATCCGTATAAATTGTTGTAAAAATCGACGAATTTGGCCCGAATAGAAAAAGTTGGAATATGTTGGCGTGCTCATATATTAGTTGTCGGGTTTAAGTTTAAAAATCTCATTGAGATTCTGAAGTTCGGGTTTTGTCTTGCCTTTTGGATCTTTGATTGTTTTTGTACTATTTCTGAAACTATTTTTCAGTGTAGTATTATCACTTGCTCCTGGAGTTAAATTGGAGCGTAATGCATCTTCAACCTTAATCCAACGACGGCCATCATATCTAAATAGTCTGTTTGGGCTATAATCTACACGCAAACAATAATCTCCAGTTAATGCCTCAGTTGGAAAACTAATACCACTAGTGACTGGTAGTCCATTTGGGGTTTCTCCATCTTGTGTAAGATAACCTGTAACTTTTTTATCTGGAGTGACTATGGCTCTGTCAGATTTATTAATTATTGAACTAGCGTTTATGGCTCCCATATTACTGGCATCCAATCCTTTTGGATCACCAACCATGCCTAAATCGTCTAATGGTTTGGTGTATATAAAGGAAGTATCATATCCAGATTTCGGAACTTCTATTTCGGCTTGTGAAATGATGGCATCATTGATAGAATCGTATTTACTAAATGTGCTGACCAAATCGCCAAGTGAATACCCAGTATCGCCGTCAGTGTTTGTTTGGATTTTATTTATAATATCTTTATATTCTTGACTATCAACCAATGGGTTGATTTTGCAACGCCAAAGATGTGGCCACCAACTTGGACTAAACCCTTCACTTGCTCGGCTACAATCCCCAACAATAAAAAATCTTTTGAGTGCCACTGGAACATCAGTCAATGCTTCATAATCAGTCAAATGGGTAAGTTCGAGGACATCGCCCGCCATAATTCTTCGACCCAACATTGCAACCATGTCGTTAATATGAAAGGTCATAAATAGAGTTCCGGTCTGTAAAAACAGTCCAAATTGTTCTAGACTAAAATCGCTGTCAGTAACTTGATAAATTCCTCTGAGGGAATATACACTGCTGTCGTATTTTCTATCTCTGTTTTCCAAAAACAACAGATCTTGAATATTCTTTTCACTTTGATTGAGGTATTTTGGTTGTGTAGCATCGTCAACAGTTGAATTATCTTTTGGTCCTAGATATTTGTGTATCAAGATAGTAGTTCCGCCAACAGTGAATCTTTCTGACATGAGCCTGTCAAAAAGTTTATAATCGTTGCTATGTTTTCCTTCTTGCCACATTGAAAGACGAGGCATAATTCTGTTCCTTTAGTTTACTATTTAGCTAATTTGGCCCCACTTGACAAAATGGTTTGTTGGTAATATAATGTTAAATATTGTGTAAAACTTAGGAGTTGACGTATGGCTACAGTTGCTGGTGTAAAAATCGCAAATAAAGTTAAAAAAACTAGAAACCCATTATTTTTTGATGAAAAATATACTGGTGGTGAACCAATTTGGGATACAGAACGTGCGCTCAAAATGGACGATGCAGAGTTTGATCACCATCTTCGAAAAAGTTTTTACTATTATAACTATTATTACACTCAAAAAGAAACCAAAAAATATATCGTAGAGTGGGCAAAAACTACCAACAAATACAGTCATGAGCAGATCCGTGCTTATGAACGAAGTGGTGATAAATCTATACCAATGACGGCATGTAGTTTGATACATGCCAATCGAGCTGGCATGCCGTTTAAACAGAGACATCTTGAGTTTTTACACAAATGCCTCTTAGAAGCCATTGAAACTTCTGAGCCTGAAATTATTAATATAGTCTCTCCCGAAGTTGTGGCTTATCGTCCGACGATTCAAGACAGACTTAATGAAAAAACCAGTGAGCTGATTGGTACGATTGAGGGTCATTATGATGATGTTGTGAATAATGTCAAAGTCGATTTTAAACCATATGATTTTTTAGTAGCGAATACAGTACCTCAAGGGCAATTGTTTAAATATGAGAAAATTTATTCGCAGAGAAAAGATGAATTGGTAGCGGCACAAGACAAACAAGACGATTTGTTGGTTGAGGGCTATAAGCACTATAAAACTGCTGATTTTAAAAGAGTTATAGCATTCATCGATGAATTGATGTCGGCAATTGATCAATACCGCGGAGTTAAAAAGGCCACTAAAAAATTGCGAGTTAAGAAAGCGCCAAGTGCTGAAAAGTTGGTTGCTAGACTAAAATACACTAAAGAAGATAAAACACTCAAAGTAATAAGTATTAATCCTGCAGATATTATTGGTAGTCAAGAGCTTTGGTGTTTTGACACACGAACTCGTAAACTTTACAAATATGTTGCGGCATCTTATCAAACTTTAACAATTAAAGGCACTAGTATTGTTAATTTTGATGTAGATAAGAGTGTTGGAAAAACTGTTAGGAAGCCTGAAGAAACTTTAAAAGAGTTTTTCAAAGCCGGTAAAGTTCAATTGAGAAAGTTTCTAGACACCATTAAGGCAGTTGAAGTTAAAGCCAATGGTAGAATCAATGAAAATCAGTTATTATTAAAAGTACAATAACCAGTCACTATCTTCATCCTGTTTTTCGATAAATATTTAAACAGGATGAAGATATATGGCCACACTCAAACCCGGACTCACTAGTACTCAAAGCATGCAAACCGACCACTTAGGTGGTCCTGGACCAATTGCTTTTGATGAAAGCCAATTAGATTCTTTAAATGAAAAACGTAAAGAAATAATTGATTATATAAGATTAAGACTTGCTGACCAAATTGTCGATGTAGAGTTAGACAAAGAACATTATGATTTAGCCATTAAGCAGGCATTGATCAAATATCGTCAGCGTAGTAGCAATAGTCAGGAAGATAGTTATGCGTTTTTGGATCTCATGCCAGAAGTTCAGGAATATATTCTTCCAAAAGAAATCATGACGGTTAGATCTGTTTATAGACGTGGTATTGGTTCTGTAACAGGAACAACCGCCAGTCAATTTGAGCCATTTGCTAGCGGATATTTGAATACTTACATGCTAGTTGCTGGTCGTGTTGGTGGATTGGTTAACTATGAACTGTTTGTTGATTATCAGAAATTGTCAATGAAGATGTTTGGTGGTTTTATCGATTTTAATTGGAATTCTGTAACCAAAAAATTAACTTTGGTTAGAAAAATGCCATCATCTGGACATAATTATGTTAGAGTCGGGCAATTAACTGCTAATAGCACAGCTACTGGTAGTGATATTACTATCAAGACTGAAGATGTTTGGCACATTGCAGTTGGTGATTCTCTAACAATCGCTAATTGTAAAGTTGGTGGTTATAATAATAACTATCGTGTAGCAACAGTTGACGATGAAAAAAAGACATTTACGGTAATTGCTAAGTCAGAATTACAGTCTACACAAGTAGTCACTCAGGATCTAAGAAGTACACAAATCTGGAGTAATGTGACAGATGTCCCAGCAGAAACAGTATTGTTGAGACTCAACAACTACAAGCCAGATGTAATGCTACTCAATGACCATATGGTATTTCCTTGGTTGCAAGAGTATGCATATAGTTTTGCTAAACGTATCGTGGGCGAAGCTCGTAGTAAATATGGGAGTGTTCCTGGACCACAGGGATCTACAACTTTGAACGGAACTGCATTGTTGGCTGAAGCACAGGCAGAGATGGAAAAGTTGGAAGAAGAACTGAAAAATTTCATTGATGGTAGCGTTCCGATGTATTGGGTAATGGGTTGATATTTCTAGCATAATTGTCGATAGTTTAATATAATTGTTGCTAAGGAATAAAAATGTCAATAATTGCTATTTGTGGATTTATAGGTTCGGGTAAAAATACTGCTGCTGATTATTTGGTTAGTGATTGTAAATTTGTTAGAGCTAGTTTTGCATCATCTCTTAAAGATGCCGTATCTTCTGTTTTTGGGTGGGATAGAGAATTATTAGAAGGTATTACAGAAGAATCTAGACTTTGGCGAGAAACTGTGGACGTTTGGTGGAGCGACCGCCTAAACATACCCAACCTAACTCCACGATGGGTTTTGCAACATTGGGGGACTGATTTAATTCGTAATAATTTTCATCAAGACATCTGGATCGCCAGTTTGGAGTATAAATTATCTCAATTAGGTGATCGAGTAGTGATCAGTGATTGTAGATTTGTCAATGAAGTCACTACTATTAAAAAGTTGGGCGGCAAAGTTATTTGGGTTCGCAGAGGGTCATTGCCAAATTGGCATGATTGCGCAATCAAAACTCTATCGGCAGAAAGAGAACAATTACAACTACCAGAAAAAAGCATGTATAGCAAATACCCCAAGATTCATATTAGTGAATGGGCTTGGTTATCGACCGATTTTGATGCAGTGATCGATAATAATGCCACAATTTATGATTTATATCAACAGCTTGAAGATCTAATTTAAAAGTCAGGCACGATGTCCGCTGGGGCCCAAGATAGTTTGCCTTTAAAAACTTCTTGTTGACAGTTTAGGCAAATAGTTTTCAAGTTACTGGTGGAATTATTTTTTAGATTTCCGTCCAGATGAAAAACTCTTAATTGATCTTCCGGATATTTGGCTTTGAAGCCGCACTTTTCACAGCGTTCTTTTTTTCTATATCCATTCTTAAACCAAGACGGAGCTATTGGTTTAATTTTCTTTCCTTTTCTAATACATTGATCACATAGTTTTCTATAGTGAGTTTTGTTATTAGCATGATAGTTTATGGCGGCTGGATTGGTTGAGCATACTGCGCATAGTGGACGGTCCATATTAATATTTATCTAAACCTTTGAAAAGGGCATGTTTCAATACTAAAAATCAAATTAATTGCTAAATAACTACATAATTCTTATTAAAAGGAAATCAAATGGCAGCATTATTATCACCAGGTCTCAGTATTACAGTTACTGATGAAAGCGCATATCTACCAACAGCAGTTGGCACAATCCCATTTATTTTATTTGCTACTTCGGAAAATAAAATAATCAATAATTCACTAGCGTCAGGCACACGTAAAGTCAATGCTGGAAAAGTTTTTGGTGTAAGTAGCCAACGAGAGTTAGTCAATCTATTTGGCATGCCAACCTTTAGGCAAACGGCTGCCGGAACACCAATTCACGGAGACGAACTAAATGAATATGGATTGATGACAGCTTATAGCGCATTGGGCTTGGGAAACCGTGTTTGGGCAATGAGAGCAGATATCGACTTAGATCAATTAGTTGGCACCACTGTCCGACCAAAAGGCGAAGTTCCGGATGGTACAAATTGGTTTGATATAGATGATACTGACTGGGGAATTTATGAATATGACCAAATTTTAGATACCTTTGTAAATAAAAAACCAATATTGGTTACATCACAATCCGATATAACTTTACAAAGCAATGTTCCAGTGCCCAACAATAATATTGGTAATATTGGAAGTTATGCAGTAGTGGTATGGGATGCAAATAATCCAGTATTTTACAAAAATTTGAATAATATTTGGGTAGAAGTTGGATCCGCTGAATGGATGGTAAGCCACCCAACAGTTTTAGGTCAATCTGATTCTATCAGCACTACTATGGAAAGTAAATTTTCAATTAATGGTATTGAAATAGTAATACCTGACAATACAACTGATATTAAGGATATTGTTAATTTAATTAACGCAAAAAATATTAGAGGCGTGACAGCAAAATTATTAAATAATAGATTGGCATTATACGCTAATAAAACAAGTCAAAGCGTTACTTCGGGCGGTGCTGGGTTTGGTCCAGCCATTGACGACGGCGCCATTCAATTAATTGATTTGAATGAAAGCCCATTGGAAACAATTTTAGGAATTGATCCTGGAAAATATTATTCGCCAACTTTATATTTTGGTAGTTACGTGCAAGCTCCTGCATGGAATGCAGCAGACTCTATACCAAGACCAACTGGTAGTATTTGGTTAAAAACTAGTGCATCAGGACAAGGCGCAAATTTTGTAATTAAACAATATAGCACAACAACAAAGATTTGGAGATCATTGGCTACCCCAGTCTATGCTGACGGATATAAAGCACTATTAGGTTTAGATCCTAATGGTGGCGGATTTGGTATAGCTGCGGGCACAATGTTTGTAAAATATGACATAAACAATTCTGGGTTATTGAATTTTAGATTCTATCAGTTAAATTCGGCAGGTAAAACATTGGTTCTTGGAAGCAGCGTTCCTGGCACATTTATTACTGGAAGCAAATTTTCCATGTTGGTGTCTAAATTCGGAGTTGGTAGCCCAGAAATTTATGAAATCACTCTGAGTGGCACAACAGCAAAAGATTTTGTGTCATCTATTTTGGCTGCTAATATTGAAAACGTTGAAGCCAGAATAGAGTCTTCTGGGTTGATAGCTATTGGGCATAGATCAGGCGGGCTAATTACTTTGATCAACAAAACAGATGGAAGTAATCCAATAACTACCGCAGGATTTACTAATAGCACACCAGGAGTTGTGGCTAACATTGTTCCTGGATCTATTACATTAACTAATTGGACAACAGTTCGTTATACTTACAGTAGACAAGAGCCATATACGGCACCAGATGATGGAACTCTTTGGTATTACAGTGACCCAACTCAAGTTGATATTATGATTTGTGATACTACTGGTTGGAAGGGTTATAAAAACGTAAGTCGCGATCCTCGTGGTTATAATTTACAATTAACAGACCCTAAAGGTGTTATAGTTAGCGCAAGTGAACCAGTATCCCAAAGTGACTTAACAGAATTAGTTCCTGGTGATTTGTGGTTAGATACTGGTGATTTGGAAAATTATCCTAGAATATATCGTTATGAGTCTTCAAATAAATGGATGTTGATTAATAATACTGATAGAATAAGCCAAAATGGTATTGCATTTGCTGACGTGCGATGGGACGGGTCTGGCACAGCTAACCCTATCACCGGTCAGTATCCAAATATTGCGGCGTTACAGACTAGTAACTATGTAGATTTGGATGCACCTGACTATAGATTATATCCTCGTGGCACATTGCTGTTTAATTTACGTCGTGGTGGTTATAATATTAAAAAGTTTGTTAATAACCACTTTAACGCACAAGCATATCCAAATCAGACGTTGCCAGCAATAACCGATGCTTGGGTTACTGACAGTGGTTTGAAGGGCGACGGCACACCATATGTTGGTCATCATGCTCAAAGAGCTTTGATTGTCAAAGCATTGCAAGGAGCACTTGATGCCAGTAGCGATATAAGAGAGGAAACATATAATTTTAATTTATTGTTGGCTCCAGGATATCCTGAGTTAGTAGATAACTTGATTGGCTTAAATAATGATCGTAGTAATACCGGCTTTATCATTGGCGATACACCAATGACGTTGTCGGCGGATATAAATTCAATAACTGCGTATAATAAAAATGAAGCAATTAATCATGATCCTTATTTGGCATTATATTATCCGTCTGCATTGACTAATGATTTGTTGGGTAATGAGATTGCAGTCCCCCCAAGCCATGTTATGTTACGCACTTATATCAGGAGTGACAATGTTAGTTACCAATGGTTCGCTCCCGCCGGAACACGTCGTGGGTTAGTTGATAATGCTAATGGAATTGGATATGTTGATGCTAATACCGGATTATTTGTGAAATCGGGCATTAATCAACAAATGCGGGACGCAATGTATGAATTAAACATCAACCCAATCACATCGTTGAATGGTGTTGGATTGGTTGTTTACGGACAAAAAACTCGAAACCCTATTGCAAGTAGTATGGATCGTGTTAATGTTGCTAGGTTGGTAAACTATGTGCGTGTGGTTTTACAGGCACTAACAAATCAATTCTTGTTTGAACCTAATGACAAAACAACACGTGATCAAGTTAAACTGGTTGTTGAAAGCGCATTGAACGATTTGGTGGTTAAACGTGGCATATACGATTATCTAGTAGTATGTGACTCGAGTAATAATACTTCGGACCGCATTGCTAGAAGTGAACTATATGTAGATATAGCCATTGAGCCTATGCGTGATGTTGAGTATATCTATGTTCCAATTCGTTTGAAGAATCCAGGAACTATCAAAGGTGTAAAATAATTAGTTGAATCTGATTATTGTAAAATAGGAGCGCATTGCTCCTATTTTTATGACTGAGATATATTCAAAACCCACTTGCCACTACCGCAGTCCCAAATACGCCTGTACCCCTGACCGATTCTATTTTCGTACTCAGTTAATGATTGGTCATCTGAACTATTTTTTCTTAATTGATATCTATGAATTCTAATATCATCACCACTTTTAAAATACCAATAATTAACAGCAGTATTACCTTTAAACTCAAACCCTAAAGTTTTATATAAATTACCATCACTCCATCTACGATCACTAAATGACAATATTTCTACAGGATGATGATTTAAAATAAAATGTTTTAGTAATTTACCAGCAGCACCCACAATATGGGTGTTGAGCTTCCCACAAAATCTAGACAACTCCCAATGTTTTTCCTGTGATATATGGCCTTTGGCCTTTGTTAATTTAGAAAAAGTCATCAATGACAGCAATTCGTCCTCATAATATAATCCTAATTTAATAGAAGAGTTAGCGAATCCTTGTATATGATTTGCGTCTAAAAACTTTCTTGCATCGGATGAAGTTACTGATTTTACTTGACATTTTCTGGCATAATACGTTTTATTTGCGGCAACGTGCAGTATATGTCTTATACGGTCACAAACAATATCCTTTTTATATTGCCATTCGTCCTCAAAAATTTGAATAAGACGTATGTTTTTTTCTTCGGCCAATTTCAATTTTTTTAAATGAAATGTTTTTGATACACGTTGATCGTTGTGCCAAAATAATCCATGGAATTCAAATCCTACTTTCTGGACTGAGCAATATATGTCTATTTCTTTTCTATCCAAAATTCTCACATTATTTTCAGTTTCTATACACAAAGATTGATTTATATATTTTCTTAATTCGTTTTCCTTGTTAGAACCTTTATTTAAGTGACCACATTCTGCACAAGCAGTGCCGGTGTGATTGATTCTCCATTTAAATGTTTCAGATGGTAATTCATCAACCTTGTTGCATACAATGCATGAAAATTCAATTCTATCGCAAGGCTGTGTATATTGTTGACTATCGTTGATGCTAGTGGATTTGATGACACTAATGCTGGGACACAATGATTTCCATTTTTCTAGAGATCTGTGCCCAACAAAATCAATCCACTGTTGGGATTTTGAGTAGTGTTCAGATCCATAATTTTTAAGCATAGTAACTTTGCATTTCTCAGCATGATCGGGCAATTGGCCTGGATTGTTTACACCATATTTTTTTTTAATCGTTTCTCTTCCTTTTACATTTAAATTTTTTGATCCATCAATCATTCTTTGCCTTGATTTATCTGAAACAAGTGCCCCATATTTTTCAACCATAGTGGCTTTTCTTTTTTCCTGAGTTTGAGTCAATTTAGCAATGTTCTCAACGCCATATTTTTCTAATAAAGTTTTTTTTTGTTTTTCTATCCTAAGAGCTTGTCGATCATCAGTAGTGGCCAAAACATTTCGGCATTTAGTAGAGCATGTAGTTTTACCTAAAGATTTAACAATGCCACTGCATACATAACAATAGGGGCTTCGGTCATTGACTAGCGCATCAATTTGCAAACTTAATTGTACATTTGGATATAAGGAATTTAATAGCTGAATCCATTCAGGATTTTTTAGTGCAACTCTTTGCCGCCACCTGGGGGCAATTTGTTTTAATGATTCTTTTAATGTTGGCATATAATATTATTTAGTTGTTTGTGACTATATTTGTACCTTTTTTTAATTTAAATTTGCCCATAATGAAATCATTATCATAGTACATAATGATTTTTTATCATTTTTGGTAAATAAAGTATAAGAGAAAATATCTCATTAATATAAACAGGAGAAATATATGGCAGTAGCGTCATTAACAAAATTCACAGTTCCTTTAGCAGTAAACCAAAGTGCTAGTAGTCAAGGTCTATTAATGCCCAAATTGCCCTTTAGATTTAGGGGTAGTTTTCAGGGTTTTGGTGTATTAGGTTCTAATACTAATGAATTAACAAAGCAAATTGTTAGTTTTACTAGACCAAGTCTGTCATTTGCTGACATTGATGTGCATGTTTATAATAGTACTCTCAAAATAGCTGGAAAGCCTTCTTGGGGAGATTGTACAATAGTGTTCCGTGATGACGCTCCAAACAATGTATCTAAATTGATTGGTGAACAGATTCAGAAACAATTTGATTTTATGGAGCAAAGTAGTGCAGCTAATGGCAGGGATTATAAATTTGTTAGCACTATTGAAATGTTGGATGGCGGCAACGGCATTAATGAACCAGTAGTATTAGAGGCTTGGGAGTTATATGGATGTTATATCCAACAAGCACAATATGGGGATTTAAATTATAGTGGAACTGATCCGGTACAAATCACTTTGACTGTTAGATTTGATAATGCAGTACAGACTCCACGTGGTTCTGGTGTTGGTGCATATGTTGGGCGATCAAGTGGTGGTGGCGCAATAACATCATAATTTTTAAAAATGCTTAAGACCTTGCCTATGGTTTTAAGCATTTTTGGTGCATATTTTTGTCATAAATATATTGTAATAATATAGTTCTATGGCAACACAAGACTCAAATTTAGGTCCAAATTCTTCAGCTTCTACAACAGAAAATGCGTCTGTAGATTCTTCTGCTGGCTCCTACTTAATAAAAAAGGGCGACAATTTAACTAAAATCGCCAAAAATAATGGAACTAGTATAGATGCCATTCTCAAATTAAATCCACAAATTACCAATAGAGATTTGATATATGCTGGATCTAACTTAACGCTTCCAGCACCCCCCACATCAACAGTTACCGAAACACAAACAGATTTGAGTAATGTAAAAACTGATGACGGGAATGGTCAAACAACAATGGCACCTGCGGCAGTGGATAATAACAAGGCACAGGAAGCGTCTCCCGATAACGAGGATATAGAAGGCTATGCAAATGGCGGCGCTGCTGGCGCAAGTCAGGCAGAGAATGATGCAATAAATAAGGCCTTGGGTGGTGGATTGGGATCAAAACCAATGAGCATAACTGGTTCAAGTTCAGGATCACCAGCAACTCAAGTGTCTGGAAAAACTATTACCCCGTTTTTAAGAGACTATCAACACGCCAGTAAGTTATTCCGTGGTGGTCAGCTTCCTGATGGTCAGCAGGGCTTAATGCCTAAAAATGGTTTTTTATTCCATGTCGTATTTGATTTAGCCCCAAATATTACTAGAGCAGTTAGTTTGGTTGAACTAGGAATGTTAGTAAAAGCAATCACTCTCCCAAAATTTACTGTAGAAATGAAGCAACAAAATGCATATAATAGAGTGAATTACACTCAGACCAAAATTAAATATGATCCAGTGAGTATATCATTTCATGATGATAGTGCTAACGTTGTGAGAGATTTTTGGTTTAGTTATTTTAATTATTATTATAGAGATAGTGATTATTCAGAATCTCTGTATCAAATTAAACACAAATATAATGAGAGATCTGCCGTTGATTGGGGATATTCACCAAAAAACTCAACAAATTCAGAATTTTTAAATAGTATAAGAATTTTCAGCTTGCATCAGAAAAATTTTAGTGAGTATGTTTTAGTAAATCCTATTATAAAATCTTTTAAACACGGGGACCATAAGTATGACGAATCAAATACATTAATGAGCCACGATATGGTTGTTGAGTATGAAACAGTCTTATATTATAGTGGAACTATTAGTGAGGATACTGTAAAAGGTTTTGGCACCATACGTTATGATAAGACCCCATCTCCTAATTTAGGAAAAGAAGAAAACTTGATGGGCCCTGGGTCAGCAACTGATAGAACAAATAAAGGGTCTAATAGACTATCATCAGACAAACCTGATGGGTCAAAACAGCCTTTAGAAAATCCAAAAAATAATCCCCCAGCTAAAGATTGGATTACTAGTGCTGGTGATAGCATATTTGGAAAAGATAGTTTTATAAGTAATAAAATTTTTGTACCGATAGCCAAATCAATTGCGCATAATGCAACCTCCAAAGTTACTACGGCAATTAACAAAACAGTAGGACAATCAATAGCAAAAGTTCAGGGCGCTCTTGGCCCAACAATTGGTGGAATAGTTGTGCCAGCAGTTACTGAAGGATTTGGGGGAATACCAAACATAGGATCTTATGTAGTTAATAAAGGATCAAATATTCTTTCAAATGCTTCAAATAAAACACCAATAGTTGATCAAAGTATCAATCAATCCAACAATACTCCCAACCAAATAGCATTTTCGTCAACAGTGAGTGAGTTTTCCATAACTGATCAAAATGTGACTCAGATTATTCCGATGACTAATATGACTAATCTGACTAATATGGCGACTGCTCTTAACATTACTGACCAAGGCCTGCCAGGGGCAAATTTAACAGATACTGAAAATTTACAGGTGTCATCTATTGATAATCGAATAAAAATGTTAACCAAGTCGATGTCTGATGCACAAACCCAACTAGATAAATATCAACCACAGTTGTCGATGGCATTGGAAAATATTAAATTTTTTAATAAAAAAATGAATGAAAAAATATCGAATGGCTCTTCTGCAAGTTCACCAGTTATAAAAAAACTTCAAAGCTATTTAGATCAGCAAATCGAAATTAAAGCATTTGCTGAACAACAAGTTTCCGAAGCAGATCAACAGTTGATTAGTTTAAAAAAATCAAAACAACTTTTAGTTAAGGAGCTTGTTAAAAAATGAAATTATTTGATACTAGTAGTTTGAATCAAATTTCAAATGTTACTCAAAATGCGCAGACCTATTTTAATAATTTGAGTTTATCAAATCTGACCGTAAGTCAGAATGTTGATGACGCCGTTGTGGCATTTTTTGAAAATATAACAGAAACTAAAGAAGGTGCCAAAGCTATTGCTGGATTGGTTATTTTATCATCATTGAGCCAAGGGCTGGAGACTATGGACGTTATTAAAAAATTCTCAGACATGCCGCCCAGTGAACTCAGTGCATATACTGCTATGTTTTTAAATCTAAATAGAGTCGGTACCAGCTATTTAGGTATAACAAATGCCCCATATACCAACAAATATGTAAAAAGATTGATTATAGCTTAGTATTATGAGCAAATACGCCCAAGGAAAATATCAGGTCAAAAATCAAGACAAATATATTGGCAACGGTGTTCCAAATTATCGTAGCGGGTGGGAATTTGCAGTTATGACATTTTTTGACAATAACCCAGCAATTACACAATGGGCCAGTGAACCATTTAAAATACCTTATAGAAATCCACTAACTGGTAAAAATACGATCTATGTACCTGATTTTATGATAATCTATCTAGACAAAAATAATCAAAGGCATGCAGAAGTTATTGAAGTAAAACCAAAAAAAGAAACTAGCTTGCAGGAGGCTGGACGTAGTCCTAGAGCTCAAGCAGCGGCGATAGTTAATATGGCTAAATGGGCTGCTGCTAGGGTATGGTGCCAACAAAATGGTATGGTATTTAGAGTTATTACAGAAGATCAAATTTTCCAAGGCACAAAAAAAGCTAAGTAATATACTATGAAGAAATTAGAAGAATTATTTGATCTACCCACGATTCCTGAAGATGCTGAAATCGAATCTACAGAAGTTTTCAATATTGATAAGCAGCAGGAAATGTTAACTCAAGCTGATGCCATAATTAATAAGATCGATCGAGCATTGCCACAAGTAAGTGATCTTGGCATTGATACCGATACTGAATTAGATGAGCTTGCTGATCTAGCAAAAAATAAATTTCAGGATTTGATGGATCTTGGCCTTAATGTAGAAGCAAGATACAGTGGAACAATATTGCAAACAGCAGGTGTACTATTAGGTCATGCCATCACAGCCAAACAAGCCAAAATTGACAAAAAATTACGGGTAGTTGATTTGCAGTTAAAAAAGTTAAGATTAGATCAAACGGCAGCAAAAGCTGGCCAAAATAGCACATTGCCGCCCATAGATGGGCAAGCCATTGTGTTAGATCGTAACGAATTGTTAAAACAGATCCTAAATGAAAACAATTCAAATAGTAAAGAATAATAATTTTGTATAAATACAAATATCAGGGTGCCAACATATGAAGAAATCATTTAATGAGTATTATACGGAGAGCAAAAAAGTATATGAATTTTGCCTCAAATTATCCAATATCGAACCAACTACAGAAGTAGTTGATCGTATTAAATCAGCATTGGATGCGTATTCTTTGGCAGATATCAGCAAGCCCAAAAGACTCCCTATACAGGAACATAGAGATTTTCCTGCCGAGGGCCCTTGCGAATGCCACATTATTGATTTCTCCGTTGAGTATCCTGCAATTACAGAACAGTTAATTTCAAACATTGTTGTTCGAGCTGGTATTACTAGAAGTAATTTTAGTTTGAGAACACGTGCCGAATATGATCAAACTATGGCAGCAGAGTCTGCAGGTAAGGATCATGAGGGTGCATTGTTAACTGATCCAGAATTAAAAGATGTTGCTGGCGCACAGGAACAAGTTGGTCAAAAGAAAACCGACAGTATGCTTAAAGATTTTGTCACACGTAAATATGAGTTTGCGGCTAAGAGCCCAGCAGACGGTAAAACTCTAAGAGATATTCCAACACAGGATGTAAGTCCAGTTGGAAGCCGTCAAAATAATATACCAAGCCCCATAAAAGGAAAAAAATAAAATGGACATGAAAAAATTATTAGACACATTTAGTCAAATTGAGGGTAAGCAAACTCTTACTGAATCAGAATCCACTAGCCCATTCCACTGGAAAACTACCCCTTCTCAATTGCGTAAAAAACCAGGAGAAACTGCTGGTTTTAATTCCAAGAAGATTTCTACTGGTACGGTCTATTCACGTAAACCAACTAAAGATAAAACTGATACTGTTAAGGAAAGTGCAAATTTTGACGAATCTAAATTAGAACAAATTTTGGCGAGATATAACGAATCTATGGAACGCATTGACCTCTATAGCAGTGGTGTTGATCATAGTCGTGTATTGGACTTATTGAAAAAAGGCGATGTTGAATCAGCTGCTGAGGAAATTGCTTATTCATTCTCTGATGAAGATGGCGGTGAGCCACGTGGTCGTGACGATGCGCAATACGAAAATTTGAAAAGCGAGCTTGAAAATCTAGTCAATCCTGCAGATTTTGACAATATCAGCCACGGTACTGATCCCGAGCAACGTGACCAGGACGAATTAAGCATGCTCAAGCATTTTATGCAGTATGGCAAAGAGCCACAACCTGGTTCACAAATGGCCAGTATCAAAGATAGATTATCTGCAAAAGGTATGGCAGAAGGCGCTGGCCAACCCGAGAAAAAATCAGCTGCTGAGTGGTTGAGAGATCCACGACTGGAAACACAAGTCAATTCGTTGACCGTTGACGGTATTCGCATGGACAACCCAGCCAAGGGACTCAA